GTTTATTAATTTAGACACAAGTGTATTACCAAATACAAAAGGCAAGAACATAAACGGCACCAGATTTTACGAGATAGATGGTAAATCTTATCCTTCAGTAACTTCTGTATTATCTTTACTTAAAAAAGAATCATTACAAGAATGGCGTAACAATGTTGGTGAGTCAGTTGCCAATTGGGAAATGGGTAGAGCTTCCAGACGAGGCAAGGCTATGCATACTTTGGTAGAACAGTATATGAAAAACCAAACGCCTTCAATACGTGATGTATTACCTTTAGGTTTATTTAAACTCATCAAACCATACGTAGATAAAATTGATAACGTCAGATTACTTGAAGCAATTATGTATAGTAAAAAACTTACACTTGCTGGTCAGGTAGACTGTGTAGCAGATTACAATGGTAAATTGTCAGTTATAGATTTTAAATCTGCTAATAAAGAAAGAGAAGAAGGTTGGATTGAAAATTACTTCCTACAAACAACAGCCTATGCTATGATGTATGAAGAACTGTTTAATCAGAAGATAGAACAGATAGTTATTTTATTGGCTTGTGAAGATGGTGTTGCTCAGTGTTTCATTAAAAATAAAGCCGACTATGAAAAGAAACTGATTGAGTCAGTTGAGAACTTTTACACACATTTTAATAATAAATCTAAATAAAATTATTATGTTAAAAATACACGACGGATTATTTGATAAAAGATATATTGATGAATTATCACATAAATTAGTTAACAGTGCCTGGTATGCTGACAATGTAGCAAATAGAAGTAGTTGGCCCTATGGAGAATCAGGAACTCACAGATTATTAGGGCATTTTGTATTCAATAGACTAGATAATAATAGAATAAAATATAGTAATGACGAATTTATGGTAAACAGTCTTACTAATGCTTTTGAATATGTATGTAACAGGTTAAATAAAAAATTGCTTTTAGATCAAATAGCTTGTAATTTACAATTTAAAGATATGGACGGAACCGCACATAAAGATGGAAATGAAAATCAAACAGTTTTTATATTGATGTTGAGTAATGAACATATAATCGAAGATATAGGAGGAGAATTTATACATATACCTAGTAATTCCACAATAAAATTTAAACAAGGCAGATTAATAGAATTTACAGCTAATGAGTTGCACTTAGGTAAAGCATTTAATGTTCCTAATATTTGTAGATTTTCTATAAAATTTATGGGAACAAATATAAATTAACAAATCAAAGACAAATAATATACAATATCGAGATATGCAAAAAGAACATACCTCATATGTCGGAACTTCATATAAATAATATTATGATAGAACGATTAAAAGACTTAATATTCAAAAACTACACGGATAAACAAGTAAAAGAAAAGAACGACATTCTATTGAGAAGTAGAAAAGAAGTTGAAATTAATGGTAATGGAACGTCAGGTTACACCATAAAAGAGGGTGAACATAAAGGTATCGTTGTAGGCCATATCACTAGAAGTCCCAAAGTAATTTAGCTGGTTGACAAGTATCTCTATTTGATGTATAATGAATATACATTAACTAAAAAGAGGTATATTATGTTTTCAACAAGAAATATAATCATCGCTGCGGTAGTTGCTGTAATAGCAATAGGCGGATACTTTTTACTAAAACCTAGTAAAAAAGTTGAAGTCGCACCAGCAAAACCTGCTGTTACACAACCTGTAGCACCAGTTAAGAAGTAGTTAGTAAAAATTTGGAGGGCATATGGCCCTCCAAGTATAAATAGAAATGCTATTAACACACACACAAAGGAGAAAACAATGGCAACAACATCAAAAAACGGATACGAAATCCGTTCAGACCTATTAGGCTTAGCTAAATCATTAGTTGAGTTTAACTATCAAGCTCAAATACAAGAGTTTGAATATAAAATCAAAAAAGACGGCGACCAAGTAGTACAAGAGTTTAAAGCTCCTACATTAGCGGCTACAGATATAATTAATATTGCAAAACAATTTAATGAGTTTGTAACAAATAATGACTACACAAAGAGCGTACAAGATAACGTAGAAAAAGCACAAGAGTTAGCAAAACCTTATGCTGAAGCATATCAAAATACAGTAAAGGCCTTCTTTCCAAATTTGAAAGGAAAGTAAATGACACCTTATAACATATGCGAAAGCAAATGGGTAAGTAAACTTAAAAAAGGTATAAAAAATAATTATAAAGAATATCATCCTATATATGAAATGTTTGTAGGTATATCATTAGTTATGATTTTTGTTTTAGCCATACTTACTGCTTTAAGTAGTTTTCTATAATAACGACAGTGGCCACTTCGGTGGCCATTGACAACACATCTAAATTGTGATATAATTATATTATGACTTTGAATCAATTACTCTTAGCAAACATAAGTGCTGCAATACTATTAACTATAGTTTATTATCACACGGGATTTAAAAAAGTAAAATCTTGTTATGTTATGTTCTTTACAAAAAAATACTGGACAAATTATAATACAGTTGAATTTTTAAGTTGGGGTGCAAAAGCAATTATTATTATACCTGGTCTTATATTTGGAATAAGTTTATGGTGGTTGTTTTTTTTAACCTTAGTTACAAGTTTAGCATTAATATGGGCATCTAATAAAAAATTATTACCTACATTAGTAGGTTTTAATACTATATGGTCTTGGATATCTTGTATGGTATTAGCACAACATTTAATTAAATAATGAACTCAAAAGAATTTTCACTACAAATAGAAAAGATAGTACAAGAAAGAAAAGGTATATCTTATATGGATGCTATATTACGTTATTGTGAAGAAAACGAATTAGATCCTGGTACAGTAGCGCCTATGCTTACAAAAGCATTAAAAGACAAAGTTACAATAGAAGCACAGAATTTAAATTATATACCAAAGACAGGCCAGTTGCCGTTGTGATATGTATGGTGGATTTGAAGTATTTAAAACTTATTTGGGAGTCAAACTACACTTCACAACAGATAGTTATGACTACCATAAATATGAAGGAAAGGTCAACTGTAAACTAGATACCTTTACGAAAAGAAATGATAGATATTTTTTTCACAAACTTAGCACCAGATACAATCAAAATGATATATTGGGTTTTTTTGTTAGTAATTTTTTGGTTGATAGTAACAAGTGGGTAGGAAGTTTAATAAGAAATGATGGTCAAGATGTTTTTACAGAATGGAAGAAACGCAATGAATCTTTTGAATACTATTTTAGAAGTGATTGTGTCCACATTTTTAATGATTTTAATGCTAGGCATCTTTCTTTTGATGATGGTTTTAGCAGTTTTGGTGGACAACATCCTAGATTTTTTCAATTGGTTCTATCAAAAAAAATATCTTACGAAACTGCAATCGTTTTCAATAAAATCTTATCTTATAGTAAGTCTTGGAACAAACAGATTGTTGAACAAGTGGTTTGGCCAGTCCACGCCAAAAGGTTAAGTAAGTATGAACAATTTGTTAAATATAATGAAACAAAATGCAAATTAATATTAAAAGAGATTTTTGTAACAAAATAAAAATACAATATAAATAAAAATATGAACGATATACGATTAACACAAATTTTAAAAGAAGTGGATAAAACTAAATTACCAGACAATCGTTTTAATCCTTATATGTCAGCTGTAGATGGTTTTAAAGAAAACGAAAGTTGGATTAAAAAAGAATTTAAGACATTTGGCATAAGACTATTGGTCAATATTGCAATTGCATTAGCTTTAATTATAATCTATTACATATACAGATAATGGCTAACGTCTTTTGTATAGGCAATGGCACAAGTAGAAAAGATTTCAACTTAGAAAAACTAAGACCTTACGGTAAAATATACGGATGTAATGCTCTTTATAGAACATTCACACCTGATGTATTGACGGCCGTTGACCACGGTATTATGCACGAGATATACCATAGTGGTTATTGTAATAAAAATGAAACTTGGTTTAGAGATTGGAATAAACTACCTGCCGATATATATGAATCAATTGTATATTCAGGATTAACACCTAAAGATAGAGAATTTTGTAAAGATTATGATGTAATAACAACCAATGAAAAAACAGATCAAAAAGAATTTGTAATGCACGGTTCAAATTTACAAGGCCTTGTGAGTATATTACATAAAGATATTGCTAAAGGTATACAAAAAATTGAAAAGAGAGATATAAAACATAATTCTCTATGTATTAGTTGGGTAAGAGATACAGATAGAACACACGATCTAAAAGAAATTATGAAAGATAATCAAGGTGCTGCCGTTGACCACGGCTGGTCAACAGGTCCCACAGCGGCCTATATTGCAATAGAACAAAATTCACCAAGTAAAGTTTATATGATTGGCCACGATTTATATAGTGTTGATAATAAAGTAAACAATTTATATGCAGGTACTAAACATTATGTAATACCTGAACACAGTCCCACACCTTGTATTAATTGGATTAATCAATGGGTAACATTAGCTAGATGGAATTCTCATATAGATTTTATTAAAGTAAACGAATTTAATGATGACCGAGATCAAATCAATGCGGCCATATCTGAATGGCACGGCGTAACCAACATTAGATATATAAGTTTTGCACAGCTTGACAAAGAACTAGGTTTATGATATATTGGTAATATAAATAATAATGATAGCGATTATACAGCTAACACAAATACAATAATAAGGAGAAAATACAATGGACTTTAATACATTAAAAACTAGTCACTCTAACTTTGATAAACTTACCAAAGCACTAGAGGCTAACCTCAATCCTGAGGATATTAATAAATCATCAAAAGACAAATACGCAGACGACAGAATATGGAAACCTGAACTAGATAAAACTGGTAGTGGTTATGCCGTACTTCGTTTTTTACCAGCAACCGAGAAAGAAGAAATGCCGTGGGTACGAGTTTGGTCACACGCATTCCAAGATAAAGGTGGTTGGTATATTGAGAACTCACTCACAACACTAAATCAAAAAGATCCTGTAAGTGAAGAAAATACAAGACTATGGAACACAGGTGTTGAATCTGATAAAGAGATAGCAAGAAAAAGAAAAAGAAAATTATCTTACTTCTCTAACATATTAGTTGTAAGTGATCCTAAACATCCAGAAAATGAAGGTAAAGTATTCATATTCAAATTCGGTAAAAAGATATTTGATAAGATTACTGAAGCAATGCAACCAGCATTTGAAGATGAAGCAGCCATTAACCCATTTGATTTTTGGAAAGGTGCAAACTTTAAACTAAAAATTAGAAAAGTAGATGGTTACTGGAACTATGATAAGTCTGAATTTGAGCCTGTTGCCGCCATTGCTGACAATGATGAAAAAATCAAAGCAATATGGTCTAAACAATATGCTCTTACACCTTTCTTGGCCCCTAGTAATTTTAAATCCTATGATGAACTCAAAGAGAAACTGAATAGGGTAATTACGGGAACTAGAAATACTGCTACTGTTGAGTCTGCTGATCTCCCATCGGCTAAAACTAACGGTTCAGTAAAAAGTAATGGTAAAACTACTCAATCTGCTATTGATGATGACGATACGTTGTCTTACTTTAGTAAATTGGCAGATGACGAGTAATCTCTCTCTTTACTCATAACTTTGACGGTGGCCAGAAATGGCCACTGTTTAAATAGCAACTGAATTTAAATTAATAAAAGAACGATCAAAGTTTGTAGGTTCCATAGTCATAGCCTGTGTATTAGAAGCATTTACACTACTATTAGATATATTAGGAGCTACTACTGTATTGTTAGTAGGTTTAGATTCATTTAATGCTTGGTTTTCTACACTCATTTGATTTAAATTTTGCGATCTAACATTTTTAGTCATTTGACTTATACTTCTTCTATCTTCACCGCCTTCGGCATTGATAGGTAATATTTTCATAGCATCAGAATCACGACCTGGTTCAAAAGTCATTTTATCTTTAGCTGTTTCACCATCAATTTCATTTCTGTTGACCATTTGTCCTTGACCAGTACGTTTTTGAATATCAGTTTTATACTGAGGACTTTGTTTATCTTCTTGGCCAGGTACGGCAGTCTTATTAGGGTCGCTTATATCTTCGTTTTTACTATCATCATCTTTTAATAAACTAAATGGCCATATTTTACTAATACCTTCAAATATATCAGCAAAGAAATCAATCACAGCTTTTATTGCTTTATATAAA